GACCTGCCTTATCAGGACATACATATGAAGCATGGGTAAAATGCACAGCATATCCTACTGTTAGCGCTCCTAACGGGTACGGAGTAACTTATAAATCTGGAGTATTAGTTGGTGCAACTCATTATAGCGGATCTGCATTATATTGGTACGGCAATGCTTCAGGAAATGTATGTACTATATACGGGTTTGTTCGTGGCGACGACTCTTATCGAGCAACTACTGGATATAATTTAAATCTAAATACGTACTACCATTTAGTTACTACACATTCAGAAAATCCTAAAAAATTAAGACTATACGTAAACGGAGTATTATACAGTGAAGTAACCGGCGCTACATTAGAATATAATGCAACTAACATTGCATCAGCAGGAAATGTAGGAGTAAATAAGCCTCAAGTAGATGGCGGCGGTACTGCAAATTATTCTTATTTTAACGGCTCTATAGATTCTGTAAAAGTTTACAATAGAGGATTAACTGCTAGTGAAATCCTATCAAACTTTAACGCATTACGAGGACGATACGGAATATGATTTATAAAATTATTGGCAAAGATGTATCCGATGTAAGTCAATTTATTATATTTTCATTTGACGGAACATACGCCTTAGTTAGATCAGAAATTGACATTGACGGATATATAGAAAAATATCCAGAGACAGAGTTATCTAATTTATATCGTGATCCTTTGTTTCTACAACCTTGCAAGGACTGCGAAGTATGAGTGTATATTCTGGACCACAATTATCTACTAACGGATTAATTTTAAATCTCGATGTGTTAAACAGAAAATCGTACATGAGATCTGTCGAAACTTCTTTAATTAATACTAATGTATGGGCAGTAGGGCAAACAGATGGTATATATCCATACTACGGAAATGGATCTACTGGTGAAAACGCAAGAGTGTTAGATACCGATCCTTGGGGCAATAGCAGTACTATTTGGGAAACACGAGCTAGCGGAAACAACGAAGCCGACGGCGGTTGGAATACTGAGTTTTTTTCTATTGATCGAACAAAACTGTATAGATTTTCTGTTTGGGTAAGGCGTACAAGCTCGACTTCTGGTGGAACATTTTACCTCGGGACAGGCTCAAACGGAGGAGTATTTGCTACATCTGACAGCTTAGAAAAAGGTAATCCTTATTGGGAATGTGTAAGCACATCAACGTTAACACAAAATCAGTGGTACTTAGTCTGCGGATTTATATATCCGTACGGAACTACTTATACAGGAAATCATCCAGATTCCGGATACTACTTACCTGGTAGCACTACTAAAGTTAGAAGCCTTGGTTATTGTAACATAGGAAGTGATTTAAAATGGGGGGCGACTAGTACAAATGCTCAACATAGATGCTACCACTATTACTGCGCTGATTCTACGACTCGTTTGCAATTTGCAGACCCTAGAGTCGATGTTTGTGATGGGAATGAACCTTCGATTTCTGAATTAGTTACTAACGGAGCTACTATGATCATGGATACTAGCTCCTATCGTAATCATCATAGAGTATACAACGGATATATTCCAATAACAACTAGTCCTAGACAGTTTCAACTAGATGGAACTAATCATGGATTTGTAAGACCTTCTGCTTTAAACGGTGCTACTACTAATTGTACAGTTGTCTTATGGTATTCAACCACGGATACACAGGAACTGTGGGTTAGAGGAAATCAAAACAACGGTACATATTTGAGTGCAAGCGCAAGCAATAATTACTATCACAGTGGCTGCGGTTCCCCTACAAATTTTGTTGATTTAAACACAGTTGTTAGGCCGGATACACCTGTTAATTATAGAAATGGTGCTTACCATATGTGGGAAGCTAAGAATGTAGATTTTAGTGCATGGACCTATTTTGATTGGTTTTTATATCCCGGTTCATGGCAGTTAGCTGGCAATGTTAGTCAAATTTTAGTGTATAATAGAGCATTAACTGCGATTGAGTCGGCACAAAATTTTAATGCATTTAGATTAAGGTACGGAGTATAAATAAGTGATTAAATATAAGAAGAAAGTGTTGACCAAATCTTGCACACCCTGCAACCCTTGGTTAATAAATAGGAGGCCGTAAGAGAAAATCATGGGAACAATACCGGCAACAGGAAGTGCAATTACATTTGGAAAAGTTAACCAAGCTTATACCAATAATGCTCCGGGAGCAGCCGGAAACGCCCCTTCAGGCGGCCAAAACATTAGATTAAGCCAAGTGTTAGCTGCAAATATTGGACAATCTGCAGGTACCCAGATATCATTCTCGATCGCGTTCGGCGGACGGACAACTCCTTATAATTATTCTTAAACATGAAATTAGAAAATATCGAAAATTTTTTATCAAAAAAAACAACTTGCCCGAGCAAATGGGAACTAGATACTATAATTTATTTTGATAGAGCAACAAATCCGGATACTTTAATTCGATTTTTATCTAGAATTAAATTCTTATCACAAACAGAAAACTTAGATAACGCAGAAACAGAAGAATTATCTTATTTGTTAGAACTATTAGAAGATCTAGACGAAGACGAATGTGATGATATCCTAAATAGGACCGAAGACGAATGCAGAGATGCATTTATCGAAGCATTGGCTAGATCGAGCGCTATTGAAGTTCTAACTAGCGGAAGATTGAGCTTCGAATCAATGCATACTGCTTGCAAACTAAGTCCTAATGACTTTATACTATGTGCTAAACGTACTCAAGATTTAATTAATTCTATACAAGGATTAGTTATCAAAGGAGAAACTTTAAGTAAAGACGTAGCAGGCGCATGAAGAAAAAATCAGTATTTTCATCTAGTAATTGGTCAACTAAAAAATCTAAATTAGCAGTTTGTATTCCATGTAGAGATACATTACATTCTGCCCATGCAATGAGTTTGGCCGAAATGGTAAAATTTAATACTATGAACGACATTGATACACATGTGTTCATGGATGCTAGCACTATTCTGTTAACTCAACGTGAACGGTTAGCAACAATGGCCTTAGAACTAGGTGCAGAATATACATTATGGCTAGATAGCGATATTGTATTTCCTGCAACTACCGCAGTTCGACTTATGGCACATGAAGAAAATATAGTTGCAGCAAACTATATTCGTCGACAATTGCCAGCAAAAGGTGTTGCATATGAAACAATCGGTGACTGGGAAAATCCCTTACCATTTGATGTGTACGACGACTTAGTCGAAGTAGAAGGCGTAGGCATGGGATGTATGTTAGTAAAAACTGAGATATTTGAAGAACTATCGAAGCCTTGGTTTGAATTTGGTTGGAGTCCCGAGTCAAATGATTTCTTGGGCGAAGACATGATTTTTTGCCAGAAAGTTGCTGCCCAAGGATATTCTATTAAAATAGACACTGCGCTAAGTCAAGAACTAAGACATCTTGGAACTTGGGGATTTGGTCCAGAATTGTTAGATTAACTCTAATAATAATTCTAGTTTAGCCTTAATAATTTTGCTATTAAGGCTATTTTTTAGACCTTGGTGCAAGGGCTTTGGCCAACAATTATAATTGCACCACGCATAGCTAGAATGCTCGTTATTTAATTGTGGAATAAATTCTTTCTCTACAACTAATATGTAAGTATTGTATTGAAAATTTTGATCATTACTTACAAATAACTCTAGAGGAATTGTTTTTATTATCGGTATAGTTACATTTATTTCTTCGTAAATTTCTCTATTCAATGCGTCTAGCAATGTAGTATCAAACGGTTCTTTCTTCCCGCCAACTATTCCCCAAGTCCCTGCGGTTTTTCCTTGGGTGCGTAATAGTAATAAAAATCTTTTTGTTTCTTTACTTAAAAATAAACCACCACTACAAATTACAGAATTAGCCGCCATAATCTTTTATCGTAAATACCTTCGTAGGTTTTGCTCCAATTACCTTCACTCCACTTATATTGAGTTCCGGTGTACGTATTAGTTATATAAACAACACTGGTAGTTATAGAAGAATCGAATACTATATTCCACGAAGTACCATTCCATTCAATAATGTCATTTGCATAGGCTTGAAAATCTGAATCGTCGGCATTTTTCCATGCATCAGGGCCATCATAACCAGGTTCTCCGAAGCTATCATTTACATTTATATCTTCTAAAATCAAATATCTTGTACCAGATGCTACTCCGCTAGGATTATATGTTTCGGGATTAATGATAGCATCTACTGTACCTCTACCTGAAATAACTGTATTAGTAGGTATAGTATCAGTATCGATGTTTAAAACCATCGAACGATCGTCAACAGGATCTAAACTAATATACGCAACAACTTCGCTATCGTCACTAGGGCCAAATCTTAGTTGACTAAGTCCTGCTCTAAATATTCCGGGATATGCATCTAAAATTGTAAACCAACTAACAGAATTTCTCGGAGCACTTACATCGATATCTTCATTAGTACCGTTTGATCTTATTAATCGAGCAGTATTGTTTAAAATTAATAAATCAAAATCGCCCGGAGTTATTGTTATAGTAGCATCCGGTTCAGTACCAACAAACATGTCTGCGGCATGAACTTTATCATATTCTGTGCTGATTGTACCTTTGGCATTTGAAGAAAATATATTAGAAATAATTTTTGTAATTACTCCTAATTTCTTTACCTTAGCCGGCGGTGTGATCCAAATAGGTGCTTTAAATGTCCATGATAAAATGTCTATATCTTCTGAGATGCCTTGAGGTATGGCTCTAGAAGTCCAAGACTGAGAATCAATATCAACTACAGTTAAACTAGTCCAATCGACATAGTTGTCTGTTGATTGAATTTCAAAGCTCGGTGTAAACAATACTGCAATTTGTTCTATAATTTGTAATTTTTGAGTAGTGTTAGAAGACCATAGATCCATTGCCATAGTAAGCATATATGGTGTTGGCATAATTCTTTCTATGGTATAATTACTGCCTTGTGTATTGAGATACTCGTTGCCAGCTTCATCAAATGCTCTTTCTCTTATATGTATTTTACTAACAAACGAAGGATCTTGTAATCTCGGACGATCAAATTGTAAATCTTTAATGTAACATGCAATGAATGGAGCACTAGGAATAGTATTCTCACTATTCTTTTTAATTATTTGAGAAACTTGTCGGGTCATATCACCGTAGATAACAGGCACCTGAACCAATTGGCCTTTAGCATCTTTATAACTAAAGTTGCTAACGATCTGCATGAATTGTGTTAAGTATCTACGTATTTGCCCATCATAAAAGTAATCTATAATCTCTCAACGGTGTTAAACCGAAGCCTCCATTAATTATCTGCTTTAGGTCTTAATATCTTACTAAGAGCTTGTTTCTCTTGTATAACTTCTCCGGCAATAGTAGAAGTTGTAGTGTTATTAATAAATCCTGCTTTTTGTGTTTTTCTAACCTTAGTAGGATCAGCAGTTTGTGTTGCACCTTGTGTGTTAGTTGTCATGCGAACATTGTCTTCGTATTTAAGCCAGTTTTTTCCATCATATCGATATAGTCTATTTGGCAAATAATCTGTGCGTAGGTAAAATTGTCCATACACCGGATTATTCGGAAATGTTAATCCAAATCCATAAGGTGCACCATTTGGAGGAACTCCATCTCCTGTTAAGTATCCTACATAAAAATTCCTATCAGGGCTGTTTAAGACCATACTAGCGTCTAATGCGTTATTAACTACACTAGCATCTGCATCAATCGATGATGTATCGGCAACATCTAATAGTGTACCTCTTTCAGGAATAACGTAAAAGTGTTCAGTATCGTAGCCGCTCTTTCCTGTATCTTCTTGTGCCTGTGCAATAATTTGATCGTTAATTTCGATACTTTTCTTATAAGTTGAAATAAGATCTCGTAATGTGCTGCCATCTCCTGCACCACTATCGGCGTCAAGTATTTCTTTAAATTCTTGAGAATCGACTAACGGTGCACATTTTGCACGGATTAAATGCGGGTACCATGTTTGACTATATCCCGATGCTGGACGAGTGACTTCACTTACTACATAAAATCGTTTCAATGCAACTAAGCTATTATCTAATGCATACTCATCTTTTTGGTGAGGCAATTCTATAACATCGCCTGCCATGATTTTTCTACCTATAGAATCTACAGTTCCACGTAAATGGAAAGTAACCATGATATTATCATTTTGTAAAAATAATCCAAATTGACTTAGGTTAAAATCGATATCTTGTAGGGTGTAAATTCCACGAATAACATATACATCAGGAGCGTAGTGTCGATCTCTGTTCTCCATAAAAATTAAATCTTGAATACCTAGTTCAGGTATTTCGTTAGTATTATTAGGAGTGCTTGGAGTACTTTCGCCAGTTTCTGGATTTACTGGCCCTAAATATTTGTGTAAAAATATATCCGTACCACCGACCTGAAATTGTTCGTTGATAACTTTATCTAAAAAACGGAAATCATTGCCCTTTTCAGGCTTGTACATGGATAAACGTGGCATAGTATTATATTTATAAGCTAAATACCAGTATGACTGAGAACGAAAACGAACGCCAAAAAATTGTCGACTATTGCAAGCTTATGCTAGGTGATGGTATGATTGATGTTGAGCTTGATCCTGCTCATTACAATACTGCGATTGACCGTGCTTTGAATAAATTTCGCCAACGTAGTAGCAATGCAGTAGAAGAAAGTTTTAGCTTTTTAACTATAGAAGTTGATAGAAACGATTATATTTTACCGTCAGAAGTAACAAATGTGCGTCAAATTTTTAGACGTAGTATAGGTTCTAGGTCAGGTGGCGGGCAAGGCGGAACTTTATTTGAGCCGTTTAACCTTGCATATTCTAATACATATCTTTTAACTGCAACAAACATGGGTGGCTTAGCTACTTATTATGCCTTTGCAAGTTATCAAAAGCAGGTCGGTAAAATGTTTGGCAGCGAGATTAATTTTACTTTTAACAAGACTACTAAAAAACTTACTCTAATGCAACGTCCTCGTTCAGAAGAAGAAGTTCTATTATGGATTTATAACTATCGTCCGGACTTTAATCTAATGCAAGATCCGTTTGCAAATCAATGGCTCAAAGATTACAGTCTAGCAACATGCAAACTTATGCTAGGCGAAGCTCGTGAAAAATTTGGACAAATTGCTAGCCCTCAAGGTGGTACACAACTTAATGGTACTGCTCTCAAAGGAGAAGGAAAAGCAGAAATTGAAATCCTAGAGCAAGATCTAATTAACTACAAAGATGGATCAACACCTTTAACCTTTGTTATTGGCTAAACAAAATATTGACATACGTCTTATTAACGTATAAATTATAGTATCGATTGGAGATGCTATGATCATTGGATTTGTAGGATTTATAGGATGCGGCAAAGATACTGCTGCTGATTACTTGGTTAATTATCACGGGTTTAGAAGAGACAGTTTTGCAAATACATTAAAAGATGCTGTAGCTCATGTATTTGGGTGGGATAGAACCTTGTTAGAAGGTCGTACTACAGAAGCTCGAGAATGGAGAGAAACTGTCGATCAATGGTGGGCTACACGATTGAATATGCCAAAACTTACTCCTAGGTGGATCTTACAACATTGGGGAACTGAAGTTTGTCGAACTGGCTTTCATGACGACATTTGGATAGCCAGTTTAGAAAATAGGCTTCGTAAAACTAAAGATAATATTGTAATTAGTGATGTTCGTTTTCCTAACGAAATGTCTGCAATTAAAAATGCTGGCGGATTAGTAGTACGTATTAAACGTGGGCCTGAGCCAGAATGGTACGAACATGCAGTAAATGCAAACAAAGGTGATAAGCAGTTAGGATGGGCAATAGGAAAACACCACCTTAGTCAATTAGGAATTCACAGTAGCGAAACTGCGTGGATTGGTTTGCCTACTGATATCGTTATATCCAATGATGGTACTATAAATGAGTTATTTGAGCAGATAGAATCCTTAGTTAAAAGTCAGGTTTCAAATCACCCTGTTTCCATGGCAGCTTAAATTTGTGTAATATCCTTTGACAGTTTGCACAAACTGTTTTTAAATTAGATGGTCTGCAATTACTAGGGTTTCCGTCAACGTAATAAACATTAAATTGTTCTTGATATTTTGAGTTAAACCCACATTTATCACAACTACTTTTTTTCTTATATCCAGTAAAGGCCCATAGAGGCCTTTCTTTTTTTCTATTTTTAGCGCAATGATCGCAATTTGATCTGAAAAAAGCTTTTCCCTTCTTGTAGTAATTAATAGCAACAGGCCTTTGGCCACATGTTTTGCATAAATTTCGAATCATACGCCCTTTTTGAATCCCTTTTCAGTGTATTTAACCAATTCTTTTTTTACCAAAATTACTAAATAAATCAAAGTAATCCATTAAGGAGATCATATATGGCAAATTTGCAATCACCGGGCGTACAAGTACAAGTAATTGACGAGAGTTTCTATCTTCCTGCAGCGCCAGGAACAACTCCGATGATATTTGTAGCTTCTGCACAAGACAAAACAAATCCTAGCGGCAGTATAGCATTAGGAACAACAGCAGCAAATGCTGGTAAGGTATGGCTAATAACAAGCCAAAGAGATTTAGTAGACACATTTGGCGTTCCTGTATTCTATACAGATGCTAGTGGTAATCCTCAACACGGTGGCGAATTGAACGAATATGGTTTACAAGCCGCATATAGTATGTTAGGTGTAAGCTCTAGAGCATACATTGTACGTGCTGATCTAGATACAACTGCCATAGAGCCATCTAGCACTGCTCCAAAAGGAGATCCAGTTGCAGGTACTTATTGGGTAGATACTGATGCTAGCAAATATGGTATTAAAGAATGGAATGCGTCTACATTACAATTTACTTCTAAAACTCCTATTGTTTTAGATGATAGCTCTCCATCTTCTAGTGTAGTTGGAGGACAACCTGCGGGCTCAGTAGGTACTGTAGGTGATTACTGTATGTTGTTTGACGGTGATATTGCAAAACTTTTTGCAAAAACATCACCAAATAACTGGGAATATGTAGATTCATCTTTCTGGAACACAAATAGAACAGTGAAAATAAGTCCGCACTATCAGTACCCTGAATTTAATGCAAGTACTGCAACAGGTAGTGTATGGGTAACAACTACAGTTCCTACTGATGGAGCTGAATGGTCTGTAAAATATTATAGCGGATCTGCTCAAGAATGGATCAATGTTCCTGCTCCGTTATATCACGGTGCAGAATTTGCAAACTATGCTTTTGATTCTGTCGGTGGAGGAAAAAATATTCCTGTAGGTACATTGTTTATCGAAACAGATCCAGACAATACAACAGAGGCAGAGTTTGTTATTAAGAGAAGAAAAATACAAGGCGAAAGTAGAGTTACAGGTGCGTCAAATGCTTCTACTTCAACTGTTAGTACAACTACAAATTACTCTTTTGCAGTAAGACAATCTGCTCCAAGTGGATGGACTCCTTGGACTACAGTAAACATTACAGGTAACGGTTCTAAAATTGGTCAATTAGTAGCGCAAAGAATTCTTCAAACTACAGATAATATCTATGCTAGTTTTGACAACACTACAAACAAACTTACATTAGGACACCTGTTAGGAGGTGAAATTCAACTAGAAGATGGTTTGGGAACTCCTTTATCAAATTCTGGAATATCACTTAGCGTACCAAACATATATGCTCCAGCATCAACAGATCCAGCAGACTTCCAAATTTCTAACTGGGCTCCGTTAGTATACGAAGCAAGACCTACTGCACCTACACAAGATCCTGCAGACGGCACTTTCTGGTACAATAGTATTGTTGACGAAGTTGATATTATGTATCACGATGGTACTACATGGGTAGGTTATGCGACAGAATTTCCTGATGCAGATCCTCTAGGTCCTATAGTTAGCGCCGTTGCTCCTACTACACAACAAGACGGAGCAACAGCATTAGCAACTGGCGATATTTGGGTTAGTACTGCTGATCTAGATAGATTCGGAAGAGATATCTATGTTTACAACACCAGCACTGCCGGTGGGTGGGTTCTACAAGATGTAACAGATCAAAGCACTCCAAACGGTTGGTTGTTTGCAGATGCACGTTGGGCAACAACTGGTACAACACTAACTGCTAGCAGTATTGTTGAATTACTAAGCAGCGATTATTTAGATCCAGATGCACCTAATCCTGCAACTTATCCAAAAGGTATGAGGCTATGGAATACTCGTCGTAGCGGATTTAATGTTAAAAAATATATTACTGGATATATTAATTTAGATGCAAATGAAGGTCAAAATATTAGATTTAACGACGAATCAATGGGTCTATATGAAACTGCACGTTGGGTAAGTCAATACCCTGTTGCAGCAGACGGTGGTCCTCAATTTGGTAGACTTGCTCAGAGAGCACAAGTTGTTAATGCACTAAAAGAAACTATTGACAGTAACACAAGCATTAGAGATACTGATACATTAGTCTTTAACTTAATTGCAACACCTGGCTATCCTGAAGCAATTCAGAACATGGTTGCATTTAATACTGATCGTAAGCTAACTGCATTCGTTGTTGGTGATACACCTTTCAGACTACAACCAACAGGAACTGCATTAAGCGAGTGGGCATTGAATACTAATCAAGCATTAGATAACGGTGATGTAGGAGCAGTTAGCTATGACGAATACATGGCTATGTGGTATCCGAGCGGTTATACTAACGATAACACTGGTAACTACATTGTTGTTCCTCCAAGTCATATGATGCTACGTACAATCATTAATAGTGACAATAAGAGCTATCAGTGGTTTGCCCCAGCAGGAACAAGACGTGGCGGTGTCGACAATGCTACATCAGTAGGTTACATTACTGGTGAAGGTGAGTTTAAACCAACTGCACTATACGAAGGTCTACGCGATGTTCTATATAATGCCAAAGTTAACCCGATTGCTACTCTAACAGGTGTTGGTGTTGTTGCATACGGTCAAAAGACCCGTGCAAGAAATGCTAGTGCACTAGATAGAATTAATGTATCACGTTTAGTAGTTTACTTACGTAGACAATTAGACATTTTAGCTCGTCCTTACTTGTTTGAACCAAATGATGTTCAAACACGTAGAGAAATAAAGGCAGCAGCAGAAAGTCTACTATTAGAATTAGTAGGTCAACGTGCTCTATATGACTTTATTGTAGTTTGTGACGAATCTAACAATACCGCTGCTCGAATTGATCGTAACGAGTTATGGTTAGATATTGCTATAGAACCAGTCAAGGCAGTTGAATTTATCTACATACCACTAAGATTGAAAAATACTGGTGATATCGCAGCCGGACTATAAAAGGTAAATAACAAAGAATAAGGAGCATTTATATGCCAATTGCAAGTTTAAATAGATTTACAGTACCTTTATCGGGAGCAGGTGGTTCTTCTACACAAGGTCTCCTAATGCCTAAGCTAAAGTATCGCTTTAGAGTAACATTAGATAACTTTGGTGTTGCAAGCAATCCTAGTACAGAGTTAACTAAACAGGTAATCAACGCTTCGAGACCAGACATTACCTTTGAAACAATCCCATTAGAGGTTTACAACAGTAAAGTAAAAATTGCTGGTAAGCATACTATTGCTGATACTAAACTAGTCATTCGCGACGATGCTAGTGGAATCGTAAGCAAGAAAATCGGCGAACAAATGCAGAAACAATTTGATTTCTTTGAGCAAGCCGCTGCACCAGCAGGTATTGATTACAAATTCAGATATAGAGTTGAAATTCTTGACGGTGGTAACGGTGGGTATGAGCCTGTTACACTAGAAAGCTTTGAATATCTAGGTTGTTTCATTAAGCAAGTTACATATTCTGAAGGAAATTACGCAACAAACGAAGCTATGGATATTACATTAACTATTAGCTGCGATAACGTAATTCAGTTACAAGAGCCAGGTGGTCCAGAATCTGGTATTGGTTTAGAAGTTGGATTACCAAGAAGGTCTCCAACAGGACAAGGCCTAACAACAGGTTAATAATATCGCTGTTGTTATCAAAGCCCGGCTTAATAACCGGGCTTTTTTATTTGGCTAAATATTTGTATGTCTAATGCATTTACAAATTGGTTATCTAGCAACAGCTCAACTATATTGAGAGATTATCAACATGCCTCTCGTTTATATCTTGATAATAATTATGCCAAGATACCGAAACTAGGATTTTTGTTTTTTGTAAACTTTAACATTAATCTAGATGCTATTCAAGATGCTGAGTTTGCAAATAAGCAAGTTGCTGATGTAGGATTTTTAGTTAAAAAAGTAGATTTACCTAAATTTAAAATTAGTACAGAGACACTTAATCAATATAACAGAAAAACAGTAGTACAAACAAAATTAACTTATGAAAATGTTAGTATTGAATTTCATGATGACAGTTCTGACATTATTAATAATTTATGGATACAGTATTTTAGACATTCTTATCGAGATAGCAATTATGGCGGTTCTGCACTAGGTAGACCAAAAAGAAATGAACTACCATATGAATTTAAAGACACTAAATTTTTAGCCGATGATATAAAATACGGGCGATACCATTATAAAAAAAGTTTAGATCCATTTTTTACAACAGTTGATTTATATGTTTTACATATGCAACAATTTACACAAATTACTTTAGTAAATCCTAAAGTAACTGAATGGGCACATGATACTTTAAATCAAAATGAAAATAATAAAATTTTACAAAATAGAATGGGATTAGCATACGAGACTGTACTATACAATCAAGGCACAATTGAGCCAGGATCAAATCCAGAAAATTTTACAGCAATATATTACGACAATACAAAGAGCCCTTATTCGGCAGGTTATGGAAACACATCAGGTAAAGATGATGTATATGGAACTACAAGTGGTAATTTTAAATCTCCTATTCCTGCATCTGGTTTTGGTAGTGCATTAAAACCTACTCCTGGAGATTTTAAAGGATTTCCGGGTTCAAATAGTGGATACAGTGTGGCTAACAGTCTTTTTAATTCTTCGTTCTCTGACATAGAATCACAGGCTGGAAAATTTAATGTACCTGGCGGTGTAGGTATTAATACATTTGCCGGGTTTAATTCTAGTAACAATGGATTAACAGAAGCTGCTCCTGTGTCATTACTTTCTAAATTAGGCGGCGGAATCTAATATGAGTCAAAATTATTCTAATTTACCAACTAACAGTAGCAATTCTGAATCAACTATTCAAGCGTTTAGTTCTTACTACACTGCACCTATTGAAATAAATTCTTCAGTATATGCTGCAATGACTGGATTTTTTACTAATAGAGGATTCGACGAAGCAGCAGCAGAATCGATATCTACAATTATTATATCTCAATCAAAAAGAGACGGTTTTAATCCGATGAAAATATTAGATACACTTAAGGGATTAAACAGCATCGAGCTATCTGGTCTCCTTGGAGAGATTTTAAATTACAATAGATTTAAAACAAGTAGTTTAGGAATTGCACAACCTCCAAGACCTAATGCAGAAATTCAAAGAAATATATTGGCATGAGTTTAAAGTTTAGCCAAGGTGCCTATAAAATTAAACACCCTGAAAAATATATAGGGCTAGGAGTACCAAAATATCGCAGTAGTTGGGAATTAACATTTATGATGTTTTGCGATAACAATCCTAGTATACAACAATGGGCAAGCGAAAGCGTAAAGATTCCATACAGAGATCCATTAACAGGTAAACAAACAGTTTATGTTCCTGATTTTTTAATCATATATCTTGATAGAAATATGAAAAAACATGCAGAACTAATTGAAATTAAACCAGCAAATCAAATGCTGAAAGAAAAAGTAGGTAAGAACCCATATAATCAAGCACAATATGTAAAAAATATGGCAAAGTGGGCAGCAGCAGGTAATTGGTGTAAACAAAATGGCATACAATTTCGAGTAATAAATGAAAATGATATTTTTCAGAACGGTAGCAAACAAAAATAAGTAATAGATTATGACTAAACGATTAGAAGAAGTTCTCAACATAGCTCCTCAAGAGGAAGAAACTCTTATACCACCTAGCCAAGCATCTGCTACTCCGGTGCCAACAATCGATCTTCAAGATAAACTTGAAGAATTTGATAAAATTGCAGCAGCACTTCCTAAAGTTAAAGGCCTAGGAGATATGGCCGATGACGAGTTAGATTCATTAGCAAGTAAAGCAGAAAAAGCATATGACGATCTAATGGACCTTGGTATGAATGTCGAAGCTAGGCACGGTGCACGAATGTTTGAAGTTGCAGCACAAATGATGAATGCAGCAATACAAGCAAAAAGTGCAAAAATAGATAAAAAACTTAAGATGGTTGATTTACAAATTAAAAAATTAGCCTTAGATAAAAAGAATGGTTCAAAAGAAAACGAGCCAATCGAAGGAGAAGGTTATATTATTACTGACCGTAATAGCATACTTGAAAAACTTAAGAATTTGAATAAATAATTAACTATGAAATCATTTAAAGAATATCTATCTGAGTCTCAAAAACGTTATGATTTCCGCATTAAAATTGCCGGAGATTTTACCACTGAGCAAGAAACAAACTTAAAATCAGCACTAGACAAATATGCAGTAAGTGGTTGGAAAAAAGCAGGAAAAACTCCTATACAAGAATTACCACTTGATTTCCCACAAGTAAAAAACTGTGAAGTTAGTATCTATGAAGTTACTTTAGACTATCCGACTACACAGCATGAGCTTACTGAATTTATTGCAAATAACTGCGGTGTTAGTAAATCACATTTAGCAGTTCGTCGACCAGGCGAACCTACTGAAGAATACCAACATGTCGAACCTGCAAAACGTGAAGGTGCACTATTAGACGATCCTACTTATAAAGAATCTCCAAATGCTAAATTTGAAGATTTTTATGGGGACAAATACAATAGTGGGTTTGTTAAAGAATTAAATGATATCCTAAAACTTCAGCGTAAAGAACGCAATGAACAAATTCCTACAGAAGGTGCTGCAAAATTTAACACCGACTCTGAAGATAAACGACTAAGCCCAATTAGCGGCAAAGGAAAATAATATGCAAATGATCGATGTATTAAAGCGTCTTGCAGAACTAGATGCACAAAATCCTAATATTGTTCAAGAAAAACGTGTAGACGAAAGTCTAGATGAATGCGGAATGATGGGCGGTATGGGTATGAGTCATCCTCATAGTCCAGCAAGTATCAACATGACAGCAGCTACAGGTGAAGAGCTAAGTTCTATGTTAAAAGACATAATGACATTAGCTGGACAATCGAACCCAGCACCTGAAATGCCAATGGGAGGTGAAGAACCAATGGCCGGCGCCGATGGAATTGCCGTTGTTGATGTTGAACCTAGTGTCGATGCTGGTCCAGATGTAGGGGCAGATGATACTTCAGTAATGCGTTCAATGATTGATAAATTAAATCCATCAGATGACGATGCAGGAGACGCAAGTTCTGATGATACTCCTAGTGCAGATGCAGATGATTCTTCGTCAGATGACGATGAAGAAGAAAAAGTAGACGAATATGATAATACTCCCGATGAGCAAGTTGCGGGTTATGATGCTGCTGTTCCTAGCGGTAATGATCTACATAAAGAAAAGAAACAGTATCCAGCAGCACAACGTGGTGATAATCCAATGGCTGCAACTTACGAAAGTCTAATGGCAGAATATCGTAAGTTTTTAGGTGAAGATCAAGAAGTAGCAGAAATTTCTCAAAAACTAGCAGCAAAAGCCTATAACAAAATGGCTGTCGGTGATAATCCTTGGAAAAACAGAACAGGTCTAGCAGGTGATCAAAGTGATCGTATGAAGGCTAGAATGGACAAACGTTGGGGTAAAGATGCTGCTGACGCTGCTGTAAAAAAAGATCAAGATGCAGCAGAAGGTAAATTACCTAGCGAAAGTGTAAGTGAAGAAGATACAATGGAATCTATGTTGAAATTAGCAGGACTTAAAAAATAATCAATTTTTAAGTTATCCAAATAGCCACTTAGGTGGCTATTTTTTTCAGTAAATAATATTATGGGAAGCAAAAACTTAGACGGAGCTTTGGTCAAACGTGCACACAGTACACAAAGATTTACAGAAGAAGATCTAGAAAATCTTGCTAAATGTATGGATCCAGAAACAGGTCCACATTACTTCCTTGAAAACTTTTTCTATATACAACATCCTGTTAGAGGTAAACTAAAATACGAACCATTTGATTACCAACGTAGATTAATCGACAGCTATCACCAACATAGATTTAATGTTAACTTATTACCTCGTCAGACAGGTAAAACAACAACTGCTGCTGGTTACTTACTTTGGTATGCTATGTTTGTACCAGATAGCACTATATTAATAGCAGCACACAAATACACAGGTGCACAAGAAATTATGGTTCGTATACGTTATGCATACGAAATGTGTCCTGATAATATTAGAGCCGGTTGTACAAGTTATAACAAACAAAGTATTGAATTTGAAAACGGTAGTCGTATTATTGCTCAAACTACTACTGAAACAACTGGCCGGGGTATGAGCTTGTCATTACTATATGCCGACGAGTTTGCATTCGTTGCACCGAATATTGCTAGCGAATTCTGGACTAGTATTTCGCCTACACTTGCAACAGGTGGTAAAGCAATTATTACTAGTACTCCTAATTCAGACGAAGATCAATTTGCAAGTATATGGAAAGAAGCAAATAAAAGATTTGACGAACATGGAAATACTACTACAACAGGACGTAATGGATTTTTTCCATTTAGAGCATATTGGAACGAACATCCTGATAGAGATGAAAAATGGGCAGAAATTGAACGTAGTAGAATTGGCGAAGAAAGATTTAGACGTGAACACGATTGCGAATTCTTAGTATTTGACGAAACATTAATTAGTAGCATTAAATTAGCTGACCTTGAAGGTAAAGAACCATTTATGAAAATGGGCCAAGCAAGATGGTATAAGAAAATTAACCCATCATGTACATATATTGTTGCACTTGATCCTAGCTTAGGAACAGGAGGAGATCCTGCCGCAATACAGGTAATAGAGATTCCTTCATTTATTCAGGTTGCAGAATGGCAGCACAATTTAACAACTATTCAAGCACAGGTTAGAATACTACGAGATATATGTAGTCATATTAATGACGAATGTGCATCAAAAGGAGCACAAGCTAGCATATATTATTCTGTTGAAAATAATACAGTAGGTGAAGCAGCATTAGTTTCAATTACAGAAATTGGTGAAGAAAGCATACCTGGATTATTCCTGAGCGAGCCGATTAAAAAAGGACATGTGAGAAGATTTAGAAAAGGATTTAATACAACACACACTAGCAAAATTGCTATCTGTGCAAAGTTAAAACATCTAATCGAAAGCAACAGGTTGAAGATATTTTCTAAACCTCTGATATCTGAACTTAAAACTTTCGTTGCTAAAGGTATAAGTTTTGAAGGTAAAGTCGGGTCAACTGACGACCTAGTTAGTAGTTTATTATTGGCATTAAGAATGATCATGATGTTGCAAGATTGGGATCCTGCAATATATGATAAAATGCGAGAAGAACGCGAAGACGAATTCTTAATGCCCATGCCTATATACATTAGCAATTATTAATAAATAATACATTATGCAAGCAATACAAATAATTTCTCAAGATCTTTTTGATAAGGTACGTAGCCGTTTTACTAATTTAGAAATGGGCGACGAAACTGGAGCAGTGACTATTGATCCTACAAATGCAAGATTTTTTGATTTTGATTTTGTGTCCGAAGGTGTAAATTTAGGAAGAGTGAGTATAAGTCTTAATGACCTAGGATCTTTAAAAATCTACTACAGTCAAGGAATTACAGAAAATCAAGACGATCCTGCTAAACAAATTTGGTACAGATTTTTAAAAGAAATGCGTATGTTTGCAATGCGAAGATTGCTTCGATTTGATACTAGAGATGTAGCAAAAAGTAATTTAGATAAAAATGACTTTCAACATCTAGCAGCAACTCAAGGGCCAAAGGAAGAAAATAATATGAATATGAATGAATCACGTTGGAATCATAAAAGTACTAAAAAGACCAGCAGAGCAGTTAAAGGTACTACCGAAGTTATTGTTAGACACCATAGCGCAGTAGACGAAACTTTTCCAGGAAGTCGAAGCAGACGTAAAAATATAAAAGCAATTTTTATTCAAAATAGAGACGGTGAGAGATTCAAATATCCGTTTATTCATCCTGCTGGTGCATTTGCTATGGCCCAACACGTTGATCACGGCGGTATTCCACATGACCCTGCCGGTAAGGCAATTATTAAAATGAGCGAACAAATTGCTCAATTACAAGAATTTCAAAGACAAGTACAACATTCTTCTCTACACGACGATGCAATGGGAATTAAAGAAAGGGCCATAGGCCGACTACAAGAACTAAAAGGTAGAGTAGAAGCTTTAGGAAAACGTCATCATTACGAATCATGGGTAACAGAGTTTAATGAAATGGAACATGGCGATGAAACTATTACAGAACTAGATCCAATTACTTTTGAAGATTATAAATCAAAATTTACACAAAGCAATTTTAATGAAGAATTAGGCAAACTATTTCCCTTAATACACAGTATTATGCAGGAAAAAATTAATTTAGAAGAATATGTAGAAGATAATAATCAAAATACTACAGTAGAAAATCAAGATCAATTTGAGTCAGAATTTAATCAATTTGAAGAATGGGCAGAAGCCGTTGAACAAGGAAAATTAACAGACGATCAAATACAAGAATTAAAAAATGCACTGGCCGAATTAACTTCATCAGGGCAACAACTAGAACTAGGACCAGAAGGTCAAACAGCATGGCAATTTTTTAATGGGTTAGGTATAGAAGATGCTGATTTAGAAGATAAATTAAAAAGCATGGCTGATATCGACAATACTACAGATCCGATAGAAGTATTTAAAGCATGGGCAAACGAAAGTTATCCAGAATTATTAGTAGCACTTGGATTAAGTAATTCCGAAGAACCTGCTCCCGAAACACCTCCTGCTGAACAACCAGCACCAGAGGCCCCTCCTGCTGAACAACCAGTAGCCGAGGGATCCGGATCTATAATGAAGGACATTGCAGAAACTGTAAAACGTTTTTATAATGCTTCAAATGAAGATGTCGGTCCTTTCCGCAGCGAAGAAGCAATTTGCTTAGAAGTTAAAAAAACAATAAGCGAAAAATATGGGGATCGTGCAGGAATGAAAGCTGAGGCAATTGCTAAACAGTTTATGGAAAAATTGACCAAACAATGGGAAATGAAACATCATAAAAATAAAGAAGAATTAGCACCTGTTGACAATGACGGATTAGCTAGATTAAAAGAATTGTTAGGTAACGTTAAGGCAAAAGTTGAAGGAATGACATCAACAACTGAAGAACATAATGATACGTTTGATCCGAAATCACATGCATACAAAACTACAATGAAACATGCTGATAACCCAACTGTTCAACAACGTATGGCAGCACACGACATTCAACCTGGTGTTAAGGGATATCGAGATCGCATTGATATGTTGAGAGATTTAGAAAGAACAGGAAAATTAAAACCAGAAACAGACGAAGGCATGATGGATAAGGTTAAATCTTTCGGTAAAAAAGTTTTAGATAAAGTAGCACCAGATGATGCTACATTATTGAAGAAACTTGAAAAAGATAGTGGTGGTAGAATCCCTCCACAGTTTGAACCAAAACCAGAACCTAAAAATGAAATGGCAGAAATTTTAAAACTATCAGGTTTGACAAAATAATTTAATCGTTATTGTTGTTTTTTATAAATAAAGTGTGTATAGTTAACTCTATACGCACTTTTTCTTTTTAGTCAGTGGGCTTTAAAGAAATGGCATACTAAAGGCATAACATTAAGGAGAAACATTATGGCAACTTTAGCAGAAATTCGCGCAAAACTACAACAATCTTCACAAGCTGGTTCTGGCTCAACAGGCGGAGATAATGCAATTTATCCGCACTGGAATATTTCAGAAGGTCAAACAGCAACTGTCCGTTTTCTACCGGATGGCGATACTAATAACACTTTTTTCTGGCTTGAACGGGCAATGATCAAGATGCCTTTTGCTGGCGTCAAAGGTGAAACAAACAGCAAGCCTACAACTGTACAAGTTCCTTGTATGGAAATGTGGGGGGAAACTTGCCCAGTACTAACAGAAGTTCGTCCATGGTTCAAGGATAAGAGCCTTGAAGAAATGGGTCGTAAGTATTGGAAGAAGAAGTCATACCTATTCCAAGGTTTTGTAGTTGATAGTAAATTCCAAGAGGATAAAACTCCAGAGAATCCTATCCGTAGATTCATTATTGGTAGTCAAATTTTTAACATTGTTAAGAATGCACTAATGGATAGTGAAATCGAAGAACTTCCAACTGACTTTGTACGTGGCCTTGATTTCAAGATTGTAAAGGGGGGCAAGGGCGTCTACGCTGACTATACAACATCAACCTGGGCTCGTCGTGAACGTGCATTGAGCGAACAAGAACGTGCTGCAATTGAACAATATGGTTTATTCAATCTTAAGGACTTCCTGCCTAAGAAACCAGGCGATGTAGAACTTAAGGTTATCAAGGAAATGTTCGAAGCCAGCGTCGACGGTGAAGCATTTGATATGGATCGTTGGGGACAATACTTTAAGCCAAGTGGCTATGCTAGCACAGTAGCAGGATCAGCTAAGGCAGCAAAATCCGGTGTAGAGGAAGACGACGTCCCTTTTGAAGCTGCGGCTCCAGCACCCGCTAAAACTGCTGCGAAACCAGTAGTTAAGGAAGAAGTAGAGTCTTCTCAAGAAGAAACCAAATCTTCGGGTAGTGAAGCAAGTAGCAGGGCTGCTGATATCATTGCTATGATCCGTAAGCGTCAAACTACTTAAGGAGACAATTATGGGTAAAGCCTTTGATATTTCAAAGTTTCGTAAATCTATCACTAAATCTATTGAGGGTTTAGGTGTTGGATTTAATGATCCTACAGACTGGATTTCAACTGGGAATTACGCCCTTAATTATCTTATCAGCGGGGACTTCTTTAAGGGAGTTCCCCTTGGTAAGGTAACGGTGTTTGCTGGTGAATCCGGTGCAGGCAAATCATACATTTGCTCAGGTAATATTATTCGTCATGCACAAGAACAGGGAATTTATGTTATCTTAATTGATACAGAAAACGCTCTTGACGAAGCATGGCTACATGCACTAGGTGTTGATACTAGTGAAAATAAACTTCTTAAACTCAACGTTGCAATGATCGATGATGTTGCAAAAACTATTAGTGAGTTTATGAAAGAATATCGTGCAATGCCTGAAGAAGATCGAATGAAGGTATTGTTTGTTATCGATTCTCTCGGTATGCTACTTACTCCTACAGATTTGAATCAATTTGAAGCAGGTGATTTGAAAGGTGACATGGGCCGTAAGCCTAAGGCACTGACTGCACTTGTTCGTAATTGTGTTAATATGTTTGGTAGTTACAATGTAGGTATGGTTTGTACCAATCATACGTATGCAAGCCAAGATATGTTTGATCCGGATGATAAAATCAGCGGAGGTCAAGGGTTTGTATATGCTAGTTCTATTGTAGTGGCTATGAAAAAGCTAAAACTTAAAGAAGATGAAGACGGTAACAAAGTCAGCGATGTTTTAGGTATTCGTAGTGCTTGCAAGATCATGAAAACTCGTTATGCAAAGCCTTTTGAAAGTGTTCAAGTTAAGATTCCTTACTCAACTGGTATGAGTCCTACTAGTGGTCTTGTAGATATGTTTGAAAAGATGGGTATCTTGACAAAAAGCGGAAATAAACTACAATATGTAAGTAAAAAGACAGGCGAAGTTATTTCTGAATTTAGAAAAAATTGGACAGAAGATAAATTAATGAGTATTATGCTTGAATGGGACAATTCGCTTGTTCAACATAGTACAGAAACCATTGAAGAATCAGAGGAAGCATAATGGACGATAGCTTAATCATTGAAATCTGGGATACTTTTAAAGAATATATCCCTGAAAAAAGTAAAGAAGTTGCATCAAATCAATTTGTTGATTTTCTAGTTGGCAAAGATGTTGATCTTGAAACCTTAGAAGGTCTTAAGGGCTATGACCCACATTTAGACGATGCATTAGATCTTGTTTTAGAAGAATTTAAGAGCCTTGACGGCGAAGAAGACGAGGATTCGGAAGAAGACGAGGACTATTAATGTCATGGTATTCTAAAGTTAGTAAAGACTTAACTTTTCTTCCTGACTGCATAGAATACTTTTACAAAGAACTTGACTCTGCTAGAGCCGAAGCAAAAATTTACGGAAACGTAGAAAAAGCTTCGGCTTCTTTACCTGGTATCGTTGAACAAAGATTCAACCAACTTCAAGAAATTGAAGCAATATTAGAATATCTTAATATTGAACTACGACGTATCCGCAGTAAATCTTTTAAAAAGTATTTAGAGAACTATCAACGTGCTCTAAGCAGTCGAGATGTAGAAAAATACGTCGACGGAGAAGCAGATGTTGTTGATATGGAAAAAATTATCAACGAATTTGCTATGCTGCGTAATCAATGGCTTGGTATTATCAAAGCATTGGACATTAAACAATGGCAATTGAGTAATATTATTAAATTGAGAACTGCTGGACTAGAAGATATAACATTATAATGTTATAATAATTTTATGTATATTGAAAATTTGTTATCGTTGGCAATATCGACACCCGGCATCGGTATAAATTCATTTGATATTAAAATTATTAGTAGTTTTAATAATCAACTAGCTAGTGGAATGAGTTTTACAGAAAAACAAGGCAATTTAGCAGTTGCTTTATTAAAAAAGTATGAAGACAAATTATCTAAAATTGTCAAACAAGATGTTAGACCGTTTCTAATCAATCCTAAGTTCAAACTACCATTTAGAACAGTGAATTTTTCAAAAAAAATATCAATTATTGATCATCCTGATTATAAAAAAGCAGTCAATGTTGAATTTCCTTACGATGAAAAAATTCTTGCATCATTTAAACAACATAAAAGTTCATTAAATTATGCACATTGGGATAAAGATTCAAAATCTTGGATTTTTTCACTCGATGAAGCTACAATTTCATTTTTATTACCACTGATAGCAGAACATAAATTTGTTTGTGACGACGAATTTCAAAAGTATATTGAACAAATTTCAGAAATCAAGAAAAATTTAGAAAAATTTGTCCCTATGGCCGTCTTAGAAAATGATCAGATTAAATTTACTAATGTATCTGAACATTTGCCCCAGAATTTTTCAACAGATTTTGTAGAATCATTATTTAATGCTAAAAAAGTTGGTATAACTACTTGGGATTCTGACATAGAAGATAAAATTTCTGCACTACCTTATGACGATGTAGTTAAAGGTTTTATAAAAGCTTCACCGGGTGACAATTTTGAGATAAATTTAGACGAAAATTCACTAAATTTATTCCGACCAGTATTTAAATATATACTACCTTGTTTGATTATACTTGACTCAGGCCGCGAATTAGAAAAATTACAACAAAATTTAGAATTTTTAACAAGTTGTGATATACAGCCTTCTGAAATAAGTGTTTTATTTCGACTACCTAATGAAACAAACAGCGAATTTAACAAATTTGTAAAAGATAATGGATTAAATTCACCTGTTACTGATAATACCAAAGTAGTGTTTATAAGCAGTCAAATACCAAAAACTATTTTAGGGCCTAGAAAAAAGTTTAACAGTGTGTTAAACTATTATTTTTATACTGCACACTATAAATTGAAAGAATATCTACATTGGCAACATAATGTTATCAATATTTTAGATAAGTCACCACAGAGGAGATTTATATCTTGACAACTTGCAAAGTTATTATTAAAGATGAAATAAATGTTAAGATAGAAAATCTTGATCTTGACACTAGAAAGGCATTAGTTAAGAAATTTAAGTACGAAGACCCTACTGCAAGGTATCGACCAGCCTATAAATTAGGCAGATGGGATGGTACCGTGAGCTTTTTTGGTCTTGGGGGTACTACCTATCTTTCAATGCTTCCCCAAGTTTTAGAATATCTTGAAAGTAAAAATTACTACATCGAACTTGAAGATCAACGTATTACTACAGACCTAAAATTTACCGAAATTTTTGAAGATTTTTGGGGTGAAAAATGCTGGCCTAAAGGTCATCGTTATGAAGGGCATCCAATACGGTTACGTGATGACCAAGTGGATGTAATCAATAAGTTTTTAGAAAATCCACAATGCCTTCAGGAGATTGCTACAGGTTTTGGTAAAACTATTACCACCGCAACTTTGGCAAAAATTTGTGAAAAATATGGAAAAACTGTCACAATTGTACCTAATAAAAGTCTTGTAGAACAAACAGAAGAAGACTTCATTAATTGCGGATTAGATGTTGGCGTATACTACGGAGACAGAAAAGACCTAACACGTACACATACTATTTGTACTTGGCAAAGTTTGAATATCTTAGACAAAAAATCACATGATGATGAACTTGACGCACTGAAATTAGCTGAATTTTTAGATGGTGTAAAAACTGTTATGGTCGATGAAGTGCACATGGCCAAGGCAGAAGTTCTAAAAAAACTACTTACACAAAACTTAGCAAATGCTCCTATACGGTGGGGACTCACTGGTACTATTCCTAAGGAAGATTTTGAATATCAATCTCTTAGAGCAAGCCTAGGAGATGTAATAAATCATGTTAGTGCATATGAGTTACAACAAAAAGGTGTGCTAAGTAACTGCCACGTAAACATTAAACAAACAGCAGAATGGCGTGAATTTGGAAGTTACGCTGAAGAACTAAAATTTTTAGTCACAGACTCTGATCGTATGAAATATATAGGAAATATGATCAACACTATAAGTCAATCTGGCAATACATTAGTACTTGTTAATAGAATTGACTCAGGAAAACTTCTTATTGATTTGTTACCTGATGCAGTATTTGTTAGCGGAGAAGTAAAAACAAAAGATCGAAAAGAAGAGTATGACGAAATCAAAACTGCTAATAATAAGATTATTGTGGCGACTTATGGTGTGGCCGCTGTGGGTATTAATATCCCTCGTATTTTTAATTTGGTTCTTTTGGAACCCGGAAAAAGCTTTGTCCGAGTTATACAAAGCATTGGGCGAGGCATTAGAAAAGCTGAAGATAAAGACCATGTAGAAATTTGGGATGTAACAGCAAGTACCAAATATGCTAAACGACATCTAACTGAAAGAAAACGTTTTTATAAAGATGCAAAATATCCATTTACAATAGAGAAAGTCAAATACCAATAATGCAAATTTTATCATTAGAAAATAAAACATTTTATCTAAATGACCTACCTGAAGAAATTGAAGAAGACTTAAGATTTTCAGTTTTAGATAATAGTGATAATCAAAATCCTGACTATTTTTTTATACCATTAATTTTCTTAGAAAGCTTCACTGGTCCAGCAGCAGTACTACAAATAGGACCTCATGAATTAATGATGCCTCTAGATTGGTGCACTATAGTTGGAGACCCTGAAGGCCCGGATATGGAAGTACTACCACTAACTAGTCTTAACGATAGAGGATTTAAAACTTTTTGCTTTAACCCTTTGAGCGGATTCAGACCTAGCTTTTTAGATATAGATATTATCGATGTCTATCAAGAAGTTAAATGGTACTTTCCAAAAATGCGTTCAGGACAATTACTATGTACACCATTAGAAACTGGTGACAAACCACTATGTGCATATTTTGTAAAAGAAGTAAGTAGACAAAGCGAACTAATTGACTATACTAAATGTTGGTAAACTATGGGGCAGCTTAAACCTGGAGTTCAATATGTATATGAAAAAGCAGACGGCATAACTTATGCTCGAGAACTAGGCAGCCCTGTAAACACACGATTCGAAATTGGTAGAGACTACGATCGAAAACTAAGAGATGAATTAACACTTTGGGAAAAAATTATTGTCGAAAGCCGAAGCAACCTTGCTTTACAAAAAGCATTGGATAATGCTAAAATAATATATCATATGAGTAAAAAAGAAGAACCTCCTTTTTGGCATCCTGTATAATATGGCAACAGCAAAACTCGATATTAAACGCGAACTTCGTGCAGTAGATACAAAAGATTATAATTTTTACGATAATCTAACAGACGAAGAACGTAAGGCATTTAGTCCTTTTATTCTTATGCGTTATACTTCAAACGTCCAAGGAGATAAAGATATACAAGAATGGTTTGTTGAGATGACTAATGAATGTGTTAATAAACATCATTGGACTTTGAGTAAAAATCATAAACCTCTTCTTTGGAAATTGTTTGCTGCAACTGGAGCAGGAATCTCAACATATCATCCTTATCTTGCACAAGGTAAAAAAGAAAAAGCCAATAAGATAGAAAAACTATTGATAGAAATTTATCCATCTCGAAAACTAGAAGATGTTAAGCTATTGGCCAGTATGATGTCTAAAGAGGATTGCGAGGAATTATTTGATAAAATGGGTTTTGATAAAAAACAACGTAAAGAATACGAATGATAGCACTAGTCGAACAACCATACACCTGCGTACATTGCAATAAAAAATTCATGCAAGAAAAAACGCTTGTGGCTCACATGTGTGAGCGCAAACGTCGCGCCTTACAGAAAGATGAAAAACGTGTACAGGCAGGATTTATGGCTTACAATAGATTCTGGCAATTAACACAAAATGCCAAGAAGCCAAAGACCTATGAAGAATTTGCCGACAGCAGTTATTATAACGCATTTGTAAAATTCGGCAGTTTTGTTAATAATGTTAACCCACTATATCCAGATAAGTTTATCGACTACGTTATTAAAAGTGGAGAAAAGTTAGATAATTGGTGTAAAGATAAACTTTACGAAAAGTATCTCTATGAAATCTTAAAAACTGAACCAGTTGAATCTGCTGTACAAAGATCTATACAAACAATGATGGAATGGGCCGACGAACATAATGCTCAATTTGAACATTACTTTAATTACGTTAGTCTTAACAAAGCAGTGCATGATATCTTAAATGGTAGAATCAGTTGTTGGGTTATATTAAATAGCTCGGCAGGAAAAACTATGGTTCAAAAAATGAACGATGAACAAGTAGGAATGATTGCTCCTGTGTTTGACGTTAAATATTGGTTGAAAAAATTTAAAGAAACTCCTGTAGATGTTGCATTAGTAAAAGAAATTTGTAAAGAAGTTGGAATAGAATGATTAATATAAACCCTTTTCTAAGAGACCACTCGATTAGAGTTATTGACGATTCTAAAAGAGCACATAGACATACTAGATTTAATACAGCGTTATTTCAATGTCCTGAAGATTATAATAAATTTATTCAAAAAGAGATTACTAGGTTCGAAACAGAAAAACTATATACTATTGAGATCGCCGAAAGTGAATTAGAACGTCTCGCAAGATTTGAAGCTGAAGTTTATAACCACATGCAAGAACGCGGCCACTATAATATATTCGATTCTATTATGAAACAAAAAGAAGAAGAACGATACTTAAGAGATAAGTATCCAGCAGTAAAAAAAGCATATGAACAATACAGTTTAATGCTTAACATGGCAAAAAGTGGGGAACTATGAGATTAGAAGGATTTGTAGAAAAAGGTTGGGGGCATGAATTTATATTTGCAACCACTGACAAATATTGCGGTAAACTATTAAAATTTAATAAAGATGCAAAATTTAGTATGCATTTTCATTCAGAAAAAGATGAAACATGGTACGTACTAAGTGGTAAATTTATTGTAAAGGTTATTGATACTAAAAATGCTGATGTGCATGAACATACACTCACTGAAGGTATGACATGGTACAATCCACCATTACTTCCCCATCAGGTTATTTGTATCGAAGAAGGTACTTTAATTGAAGTTAGTACACCTGATAGTGTTGAAGATAATTATCGTGTAGCAAAAGGTGATAGTCAAAAGTGAAAATTTTAGTTACAGGATATCAAGGATTTATTGGAAAAAATTTAATTCCTGCCTTATCTGACCATTCACTGACCTTCTTCGAATGGGGAGAACCTTTACCAAAAATACAAAACTTAGACTGGGTTATACACCTCGGTGCAATTAGTTCTACAACAGAAACTGATATAGAAAAGATAATGAAGCAAAATTATGACTTCAGCGTTTGGATATTAAATGAATGCTTAACCTGGAAAGTCAACTTGCAATATAGCAGTTCTGCTAGTGTCTACGGACAGTTAAAAACATTCGATGAAGAAGGCCCAGTTGATCCACGTAGTCCATATGCATGGTCAAAATATTTGTTTGATCGATATGTTAATCGTCAAAAAAAATTACGTGAATTTAACGAAATTA